TTTCTTTAACCTGTGCTTCTAAATCTTCATTTTTAGACTTAAACTGATTCTTCACCTGATTAACTTCTGCAAACCTATCATAAGGTACATCATTTTTATTAGCTTGTGTGCTAGGATTTGTTTCACTGTTTCCTTCAGTTTGTGGTTGAGCCTTTGTTTCTTCTGACATTTTAATTCCTCTTTTGTGAGTTAAAGTTATGCTTTAATTTAAGTTAGCCAATATTAAAAGTACCACCTTTTATTTTCTTCAGTTCTTTTTTAACATATTTATCAGCTTCATTTAATATAAATTTTTCAACAGGTTTAGGTATAGGTTTTGATTCACTTGATATAACTCTATCTAATTTAGCAAGTTGTTTAACTTTAGCACCTTGTGTTGGTGTTCCAAATGTAAAACCACCACTTGTAAGTTTAAATCCTTGAAAGTCTTTTAATAAATCTCCTGATAATACAGGTGCATTGCTTTGAGAAAACTTTGATGCACTTCTTTTAATTTTATTTGATTTTTTTGCTTTGTTGTATTGTGATGTATATTGACCATATGATTTACCATCTACTTGCTTTGCACCTTTACCACCACCAGCAGGATCAAATATATACTTTCTATATTTCATAACAACTTCTGCTGCTATTTTTATAAAGAATTTATTATCTAACATTATTTCTCAAACTTTTTAGGGTTATATCCTTGATCTTCAGGTGATGATGATACTTCCTCCCATTTATGTCTGCAATTCCATATCTCATTATTCATATCACCAAATCTATTAATTATTTCCTGCCTTGTAGCTTCACCAAATCCTATTTTATCTATACATTCATCTCTAGTCCTATCATCATAAGCACCTATATAAACATACTTTGTTTTTGCAGGTGCTTTTTCAGCCATCATATTAGTAACTGAATTGCTGTATTGATTAAAACCTGTTTGTATTTCTTTCTGTATATTTTCTGCTGAATATCCTAATTCTTCTAATCTGCCTTTAGAATCTTTTAATATTTGATTTGGAAATTTGCCTGTAGATATACCATCAACAATTATACTTCTTATATCATTACCAACTACATCAGTATATCTTGATGATAATTTACTATCAACACTATTTAAAAGCCCTCTTAATGATTTTTCTGTTAATGGTGTTGTTGTTCTATAGGTGTTTTCTAATATACTAATTGCACCTGCTTGTAATGTGCTTGATCTAATTGGCTTCTGTTTTAATTCTAATGCTTTGCCTATATTTATACCTGATAATATTTCTATAGCTTGTTCTGATGTTTTACCTTCTACAAGTTTTAACAGTGCAGCAAAAACTTCATCAAATGATTGCTCAAACTTCTTAGCTAACTCACTTGCTCTAGCTTCTAATTCATCATGTATATCAGCCATTTAATAATTCTGTTACTGATTTGCTTGATTGCCAAAACCTGCAAGACCAATATCTAGCTTTGGTTTTATCTTTAGGTGGGTTACTATCACATCTATGCCTAGCCCTGAATGATTTTCTTTTAGCAGGACTATCTCTTTTTATAGATAAATTAGGATCACCAAATGTAACCCTGACTATATTATCATTGTTGTTTTTAACAAATACTTCAAACTTTTTTCTAGCATAAGATGGTGAACCTTTTGCTATCCTTCTAGGCTTATTTAATGTTACTTTTTTACCTCTATACTCAGGCATTATACAGGTGTAGTTAGTGCTTCAAGTAATGGTGATGTTGGTGCTTCCTCCATTTCTTCTTCTGCACCTGATAGTTCAAATAAATAATCTTCTGCTGCTTCTTTATCAGGAAATTTATCAGGGTCTCTTTGCATTAGTATTGTTGCTCTATCTATAAGCCCATTAGCTAAATCCCAATCCCATCTTTCCCTCTGCTCTTTATCAGATAGTATTTCTGTTGATTCCTCATAATCAACATTAAGCAGAAAACCAGCATCTTTTGCTAATTCAACTGCTAATATCCTTTCCTCAACCTCAAACATTCTATATTCTAATCTTTTATATTTCTCTACATCTGATCTTCTGCTGTCCATTAACTCCTGATTCCTAAGCCTTAATGCAACACCTGATTCTGCTGTGCTACCTTCAACAAATGAAACAGATAAGTGATAGTTCTGTGCTAACATCTTATAACTTTCATTAATGCTATCAGTAAGTGCAGGAACACTATTAGGTGGTGCAACCATGCTTAAAGTTCCATCATGTCCTAAGAAACTCCATTT